AGTTACGCCGCCGGAAGCGTAAATCGAATACTCGTCGAGCTTGCAATAGCGACGGGAATTCCGATGAGCGAATGGACGACGGCGGAGCAGATCTATACGGCTTTTGAGATACTGGAGAAACAGAATGAGCGACAAGGTTGAGATTGCTTACAACAAGCAAGACCTCCGCGCCATTACTTCGGCTTTTAAGGCAATGGATGCAGAGGCAACTGATGCAGCTAAACGCGAATCATCTGCCCTTGCAGAATTTGCTCAAGGTAAAATCCAGCAAAAGGCAGTCACTAGGGGCAAAGCCGCCGACAGAATTGCCAGCGGTTCACGCGTATCTAAATCATCCAAGATTGGCGAATTGTCATTTGGTTTTGTAAGTCAAAAATTCTCGGGCGGCGCAACGACAAAGGATCTCTGGGGCGGTACGGAGTTCGGATCAAATAAATTCAAGCAGTTTCCTATCTGGTCAGGGACAACCGGACGTGGTTCAACTGGTTGGTTTATTTATCCGACACTTCGCCAAATACAGCCAGAGATCATTGCCAAGTGGGAAAATGCTTTTGATCGAATCTTGAAGGAGTGGTAAATGGCCGGACAATCGCGCACACTCAAGCTCTCGATTCTTGCTGATGTAGATCAGCTCAAAAAATCACTTCAACAAGCTAACGGAGACGTCGATGATTCATCGTCGAAAATGGGCGATTTTGCCAAGAAAGCAGGATTGGCTTTTGCCGCTGCTGGTGCTGCTGCTGGCGCTTACGCAATCAAGATTGGAATCGATGGTGTTAAGGCAGCGATTGAAGATGAAGCAGCGCAGGTCAAATTAGCCAACGCCCTAAAATCTGCAACGGGTGCAACTCAAGCTCAAATTGCAGCCACCGAAGATCAGATTCTCAAAATGTCTCTGGCCACTGGCGTCAGCGATTCGAAACTTCGTCCGGCTTTGCAACGTATTGCGCTTTCGACAAATGATCTGAGCAAAGCTCAAGACCTTTTGTCTGTTGCTCTTGACGTTTCAACCTCTACTGGCAAACCGCTTGAAGCTGTTGCAAATGCCATTGGAAAAGCCTATGACGGCAATACCGCAGCACTTGGCAAATTAGGCGTTGGACTTTCATCAGCTGAACTCAAAACAATGTCATTCACGGACGTACAGACAAAACTAACAGATTTATTTGGTGGCGCAGCCGCGGCAAATGCCGAGACATATCAAGGCCGTTTGGATCGATTGAAAGTTACATTTGAAGAAGCCAAAGAAACTATTGGCTATAAATTACTCCCAATTATTCAGCAATTGGTTGATTTCATTGTCAGCAAGGTTGTGCCAGCGCTTGGCAAATTTGCCGATTTCTTCAAGCCAATTACTGATGCAATTGATAACAACAAAGAAGCATTTACAGAGTTTATTGCGTTTATTCAAAAGTATGTGGTGCCAGTTATCACGACAGTTTTGGGCGGTGCATTTAAGGTTGTAGGAGAAATTGCTGGTGGAGTAATCAATGTTGTTGGCGCAGTCATAGGCGGTCTAAATTCTTTGATTTCTGGTGCTACATCCGGCATAAACGCACTTATTGGTCTTTATAACAATACAGTCGGGAGAATTCCTGGAGTCCCTGACATTCCTAAGATTTCAGCACCAAGCGTTAGTGTTCCTACAGTTTCAATTCCTAAAATAACGACGACCTCAACAAATGTACCAACAATCAATGTTCCATCAATTTCGGGTGGATCAACGGCTGTTTCATCGACGGGCAATGGTGTTGCCTCAGCTGCCGCCGGTGCTGCCAATGTCGTCACAGGATCTTTTGATGTTGGCTCATTCCGTAAGGCCGAAGCTGCCACATCAGGAACAACAATTAATCTGACAGTCAATGGCGCTTTTGATAAGGAAGGCACTGCACGTACAATCGTGGACACTCTCAACGATTCTTACTATCGCGGCACGGGTGGCGGCGGTAATCTGGTAGCACTCTAATGACTCAATGGTCTCCAGAATGGAAAGTCTTGATCGCAGGCGTCGAATTCACTGACGTCGTTTTGGCCAACCTTGCAATTTCATCTGGTCGCACAAATATCTATACTCAAGCCCAAGCCGGATATTGCACACTCAATCTAATCAATCTCAACATCGGTGCAATTACTGCCGAGATCAATGATTCGGTCTCAATTCAGGTCAAAGATACATCTGGAACATTTGTGCCAATTTTTGGCGGATCCATTGTGGACGTCTCTGTGACTGTTTCGCAGGTTGGCTCAGTGGCAATTACTCAGGAGATCACAATCACGGCTCTAGGAGCCCTCGCAAGACTCCAGAAAGCCTTGACTCTTGGTGTCTTGTCTAAGGACTTTGACGGCGATCAGATTTATACAATCCTCGAAGACTTGCTAGTCAATAACTGGGGCGAGGTTCCAGCAGCTCTTACTTGGGCAAATTACACGCCAGCCACGACAACTTGGGCAAATGCTGAAAACACGGGTCTGGGAGAGATAGATCGTCCAGGCAATTATGAATTGGCCAATCGTGGATCTAGTCAGACGGTGACTTGGAATCTAGTGGCCGACCTTGCAACCTCCGGGCTGGGCTATCTTTATGAAAACGCGCAAGGCCAGATTTCCTATGCCGATTCGACCCATCGATCAACTTATCTGGCCACTTACGGCTATACCGATCTTGATGCCAATCAAGCTCTAGGGCGCGGAATCAAGATTCAAACTAAGGCCGGAGATATTCGCAACGATGTCTCTATTGTCTGGAAGTCCGGAACCGAGACGGCTACCGATGCAACCTCTATTGCACTATATGGAAAACTGGCTCAGCAGATTACGACTTCACTTAATCACGCAGCCGATGCCTCAGATCAAGCAGACTTCTATCTAACACTCAGAGCCCAGCCACAGGCATTCTTGGAGTCCATTACTTTTGCCCTAACAAATCCGGAAATCGATGATGCAGATCGGGACGCTCTTATCAACGTATTTATGGGTCAGCCGATCTCACTGTCTAATCTGCCGGTCAATATGCAGTCCGGTAACTTCTTGGGCTTTGTCGAAGGCTGGCGTTTTCAGGCTTCTTATAACGAATTGTCGGTGACACTGATCGTCTCTCCATTGCCATTCTCACTCCAGGCGATGGAATGGCAGGATGTAAGTGTCGCTGAAACATTTAACACACTATCTGGCACACTTGACTATGCGCACGCATTAGTCGTGAATTAAGGAGAAACGATGGCAAATCCAACAACAAACTTCGGCTGGGTGATGCCGACGAGTGCTTCGCTCGTCACGAATCTTCCGGCTGATTTCAACACATTCGGCCAAGCTGTTGATACATCGATGGCGCAGCTCAAGGGCGGATCTACGGGTCAAGTCTTGTCAAAGACTAGCGCGACCGATATGGCTTTCACTTGGGTCACTCCAACGGATCAGACACCACTGACAACTAAAGGCGATCTCTTTACGTTCACAACTGTTGATGCGCGTTTAGCAGTAGGTAACAATGGTGAAACTCTCGTAGCAGATAGTTCCACTTCAACAGGCTTGCGCTATAACGGAAACTACGCAGCGGGAAAAAATAAAATCATTAACGGCGATTTTGGAGTTTGGCAACGCGGCACAAGTTTTAGCATTACAGGTCAAGCGTATCTTGTAGATAGATGGTTATGGACAGGCGGCGGTTCAGGTGCTACACGCACACTAACGCAGCAAACTTTTACACCAGGAACAGCACCCGTAGCAGGATACGAAGGCACTTATTTTGCACGATACACACAATCTGTTGCAGGTACAGGTTCAACTTATAATCAATTTCAAACACGCTTAGAAGATGTAAGATTATTTGCAGGACAAACTGCAACTATTTCTTTTTGGGCTAAAGCCGATGCAACTCGCAGTCTTGATTTATACATTGGACAAAACTTTGGTTCGGGTGGTTCAGGTGCAGTAGAAACCGCATTTACTGGAAGCCCTGTAAGCCTGACTACTTCTTGGGCAAGATACACCGCAACAGTAACCGTGCCTTCAGTTTCAGGTAAAACAATAGGTACAGGCAGTTATCTTTACTTTTACTTTGGTATGCCAAACAATGTCGTGCAGACTATTGACTATTGGGGCGTACAACTTGAACAAGGTTCTGTCGCAAGTGCTTTTAATACTGCAACTGGAACAGTTCAAGGAGAATTAGCCGCTTGCCAAAGATATTATTGGAGAAGCACAGCAAGCGCGGCTTATCCTTATGCTTTACTTGGTAATTCATCAGGTATTGGCACCGGTGCAAATACGGTCTCGATGAAC